AAATGGCACTAGCTGTATCAAAAGAAGCTGGGTTCACAAAGAACTTAACATTAATACGTGCTATTCAAAGAGATGATGTAGTTACTAAAGATACAAAAGCATATTTAAATATAAGTTTATCTGCACCAGCAGAACAACCAGTTGTTTATGTTAAAACTGCAACAGATGCAGTTCAAACAACTTCAGTAGAAGAAACAACTACTCCAACTGATCCAGCACAAACACCTACAGAGTAAGAGATGCGAAAGCATCTCTCCTGTATTTTAAGGAGATGATAAAATGGTGGATTTAAAGAAAGCAAAATCATATTTAAGGATTGATTATGAAGATGATGATGAATTTATTAAATCATTAATATTGGCATCAAAGATTTATTTGGAGAATTCGTGTGGAGAATTTTCTACAAATGAATTAACTGATTTGGCACAATTAATTCTAATAGAACATTGGAATGATAATCGAACTCTAGTAGGAAAAGTTAACGATACAGTTAAACATAGTGTAGATGCAATAATATTTCAAATTCGATATTGTAGTCCAACGGAAAAAGATGAATCCGGGGAAACTTAATAAGAAAATAAAAATAGAAAAATTCACAAAAATAATTGATAGCGAAGGAATAGAAATCAAGGAATGGCAGGTAGTTAGGGAGATATTCGCATCATTGGAAGATAAGATAGTAAGGACATCCAATGAAGATAATTCAGTAACTACACATGTAGAAACCAATATGATTATTAGAAAAAATTATAAGACTTTATGTTCTAGTAACATCCGAATAGTGTATGAGAACAGAGTATATAACGTTCTTGATATTTCTGAAATTGATGACAATTATATCAAGTTAATAACGAAAGGCGAAAAGCTATATGGCAACCAGACTTGATTTTGATGGACTAGACGCAATTGTAAAAGATTTAAATAAAATGAATCAACTACTAGAAAGCAGTATGATTGATGACGCATTAGAAGAAGCTATACAACCAGCATATAAAGATGCAATCAAAAGAGCTCCTAGAGATAAGAAAGGACATCGAGGTAAATACGGAGATGGACACATGGCGGATAATATACCATTAAAACTTGTCAGAGAAAATGGATTTCGTAGCATCGAATATGGATGGGAAAAATCAGACAATAGCGACTACTTCTACGCAAAATTCGTTGAATGGGGAACATCAAATGATAAATACCCAAAACAACCATTTATTAATAAATCAATGAGTAAAAACAAGAAAGTTTGTTTCAATGTTTTTTCTGAAAGAATAAGAAAGGAACTTGGACTATGAATATTAGAGAGAAAACAAAAAGAGCATTAGATACACTAACGATACCTAGTTCGTATCAAGAAATGACTGATCCACCAGAAACATACATAACTTTTTTTGAATATGATTATGAATACGATTATTCAGAAGATGAAGTAAATAAAAAGTGGTATGTAGTTCAAATAGATTTATGGACAAAGAATCCTAAATATAAATCAATAGAAAAAGAAATCATCGAAGCAATGAATAATGAAGATTTTTATATTGATGATGAAGAAGATTTATATGAAAAGGACACTAAAGTATACCACAAAGCATTTAGATTTAAATTAGAAAATATAGAGGAGGTTGATTAAATGTCAACAATAGATAAATCAGTAACCCCAAGACAAATTGGGTTAAAAGATGTGCATGTTGCAATTATAGAAAGTGATGGAGCTGCTGGTACAGTGTATAAAGAACCAGTAAAAATAGGTCGTGCAATAACTGCTAAAATAACTCCAAGTGTCAATAGCGAAACATTATATAGTGATGACTCTGTGGAAGATGAATTAACAGCATTTGCAGGATGTGAAATAGAAATAGAACAAAATGCTTTAACATTAGAACAAAGAGCATTAATTCTTGGAAAAAAATATGCTAACGGAGAATTAGTAGAATCAAGTTCAGACTTGCCACCAAAATTAGCTTTACTATTCAGAAGTGAAAAATCAAATAGCACAAAAGCTAAACCAGTGTATAGATACTGCGTTTTATATAAAGGTAAATTTTCTGAAATTGAAGATGAATATGAAACTAAAGGAGAAAAACCTACAGGAAAAACAACAAAAATAAAAGGTAAGTTCTACGATAGAGATAGCGATGGTGCATGGAGAATGATGCTAGACACTGATATAGAAGGTGTAAATAGTGAAAAAATAACTAATTTCTTCACCCAAGTACAAGAACCAACAAAAGAAAGTTAATAGGAGGATAGAATCGAATGAGTAAGAAAAAGAAACATCATAAAAACAATAATGGACAAAAGAGAGTGACAGGCAAAGATTTACAGCCACAAATCACTACAATAGAGTTAAAAGGTAAAAAATATGCATTAAACTTTGACTTAAATGCAATGGCAGAACTAGAGGATATCTTCGGTTCATTACAAATAGCAATTGCAGAATTGAAAAAGAAAAAGTTAAAAGCAGTACGTTCATTTTTATATGCTGTTTTAAAATCGTCAGATGAAAATTTGAGTGAATTCGAAGTTGGAAAATTAATTGATATGAATAACTTCACATCAATAGAAAAAGCAATAACAAAATTAATCAATAATGCGTTTGAGGAGGACGAGAATGATGATAAGGAAACACACAATGGAAAAAACGAACAAACGGATCATCAGACTCTAGCATAGATTGGGAATGGCTTTTTTATTTAGGAAAAGAAATACTAAAAATGGATGATAAAGAGTTTTGGAGAAGTACACCAAAACAATTGATAATTAAATCAAGAATATACGCAAGATTTAAGAATCAAAATGATGATCCGGTAGAGGAGGTTCAGTTCGGTTACATTGATGATGTCTTCTAACGAAAGGAAGATATAAATGGCGAATTGGAAACTTAAAGTAGGAATGCTTTTTGACTCCCAAGAATTCGAACAAGGAATTCAAAGGATAGATAAGCAATTAAAGGTTTTGGATAGCGAACTAAAAGTATCTCAAAGCTCGGTTAAAAACTTTGGTAATACAACAGAGCAACTGAAAACGAAGGCATCATCACTATCAGAAAAGATAGAATTACAAAAAGCTAAAGTAGAAGGGTTGCGAAAAGCATACGAAAAGTCAGTAGAAACCAAAGGCGAAGATGCTAATGCTACTCAAAATTTAGAAATTAAAATGAACAATGCAACAACTGCATTGAATAAAATGGAACAAGAACTAGAACAAGTAAGAAGTGAATTAAAACAACAACCAACCTTACTTGATAATTTTAGTAAAAAGTTAGATTCATTGAATTCGAAGTTATATTCATTTGGAGATAGACTTGAAAGTGTAGGTAATAAGTTAACTTCAACTCTAACCACAGGACTAGTTGCAGCAGGTATAGCTGGAATAAAAATGGCTTCAGATTTAGAAGAAACGATGAGTAAAACAGAGGTTGTATTTGGAGAATGTACTGAAGCGGTTCTAAAATGGAGTGAAACCTCCCTAACAGCAATGGGGCTTTCAAAACAAAGTGCATTGGATAGTGCATCATTGTATGGAGATATGGCTACAGCACTAGGATTAGCTAAAACAGAAGCGGCTCAAGTGTCAATGCAATTAGTACAATTAAGTGCAGACATGGCTTCATTTAAAAATACATCTCAAGAAATGGCTAAAACTGCACTAGCTGCAATTTTTACAGGAGAAACAGAAGCATTAAAAAAATATGGTATTGTAATGACTGAAACTAACCTAGAGGAATTTGCTAGAAAACAAGGAATCACAGAAAGTATATCAGCTATGACACAACAAGAAAAAGTAATGTTGCGTCTTGCTTATGTACAAGAAGTTACGAAGAATGCAAGTGGAGACTTCCAAAGAACAAATCAAGGATTTGCTAACCAAACAAGAATTTTAACAGAAGGATTAAAAGAATTAACGACAGTGCTTGGAAATAATTTATTACCAACCGCTACAAAAGTGATACAAATCGCTAATCAGTTAATTGCACAATTTGTATCAATGGATCAAGAAACACAAATGCTTGTATTAAAGATGGCAGGATTTGCTGCAGCAATAGGTCCAGGATTAATTGCGATAGGAAAACTATCAAAAGGAATATCTACTACCTATACAGCAGTTAATACAATGACATCAAAAATAGGTATAGCAACTAACTCGCTTAAAACCTTTGCATCACACATGAGTACAAGTTGTACAAATGCAATAACTAAATTCGTTTCAAAAATACCTTTGCTTGGTTCGATAGGAGATACAATACTAAATAAAATATCCCCTATAACCAACAAAATAACCGCTTTTTTCGCACCTTTGACAAATTCAATAGGAACAGCCCTTAATCCTATAATTACAAAGACACAGGCAGCGTTTGGGCGATTAGGAACGATAGCGATAGCAGGTGCAACTAAACTGCAAAATATTGCTTCAATAGCAATGAAATTAGTAGGACCATTTGCAATAGTTGGATTATTACTTGCCGGGTTAGGATTAGCACAATCACAATTTGGAGAACAGCTAGACCAATTTTTATACATAGCAATGGAGAAAGTGCCAATCATTGTTACAAACTTTGTTGAAATGATAACAGCAGAAATACCAAGGTTAATTCCATTAGGATTAGATTTATTAATGACACTACTTAATGTGATTATTGATAACGTGCCTGTATTAATAGAAGGTGCTATTTCAATAATAGTCACATTAGCAGAAGGAATAATAGACAATGTAGATGTACTACTTTCAAAAATACTTGATGTAATTTTTATGTTGATCGATACAGTCATTAAGAACCTGCCTTTGATATTACAAACAGGATTAAAATTATTGTTAGCATTGACTCAAGGAATAGTAGATAACATAGATAAAATTATAGATGGAATATTAAATGTGATTTTGGCATTAATTGATTTCCTAGTTGAGAACTTGCCTTTATTAATAGA